GTACGACCAAAGTGGAAAACCCGAAGGTTCCACTAGTGCTTAGCAAAGCACGGATAGGCGATCCCTCTAGGGAACGCCGAAACGTACAAGCACTACACTAGGGTAGGCATTGCCTGAAAAACCACTTTGGAGTTTCTCTAGAGGGATCTACTAACTATTCAGTAATAAGAATAGAAGTAGAATACTAAGTATAATCGTAACGAATAGAAATAGTAAGGTGAGGATAAGCAGAACGCACGCTAAGCGTGACGTCCCGTGTGGACTGGTGTTTAAAACCGCTGAAGGCGGATCCTGTAAAACACCCGAAACAGGATTTTAGGAAAGGTTTGTAGCATCAGGATCATAAGGTACTGAAGGAGTAGGGGAAGGGTTGATCAAACCTAAGACTGGCGGGCCCATATAAAAGCCCGCAGAAGCGTCATCACCAGCTTGCCTACTCATGATGATGGTGTTAGATGACGTGCCAGAGACGGCAGTGATGGCCAAAGACTGGTCATAACTGGTGGGACCCGCACTCCAGACAGGGTACGACAAAGCGTTAGTGGTCAAACCAGGGACCCAGTCAGTGATAGGAATACTGTCGGGGCTGATGCGCACGTATTTCTGGTAAGCAGGGATCCTCACGTGCACAGCGCATGAAGGGCCAGATTGGACAACCCTGGAGGTGCACACACTAGTGCCCTTACCAGGATTGTTTCCACCAAGCTGCGCATTGGAGCTGTTTCCGCTAAACCAAGAAAGCCTAGCTAAGATAAGAGGACCCGAACCCTGCGCACCAGTATAGACATGCACGTCAGTTGAACCCCTAACATAAGCATAGGCTTGAGCGACATTACCACCAAATGCAAAGAGTCCTTTCTTGTGCTGAAGTGGAGCAGGTCCAGTGAGGCTGAACGTATTAGTGTACCACCAAGGCAACACCGCCCACTGAGTGGTTGTGGAAGCGGCTAAAGTACCTAGGAAATCAGACTTTGGTATCATGATCAGTTGCTTCAGGGTAGTCAGTTTTTCTCCCATGCAAACGTCAGCGGGTGTTGAAGGGTAGTTCGATATCATCTTGCCGGCCTGGGCCTGGATGAAAGAGCCAGCAACATGGCGTGGTAGGGCAGGGTAGAGAGGAGCAACTGGCTGTGCAACCTCAAAATCCGGCAAGGCCTTGACCTCGACCATATACTGGATGGTGGTGGCGACAGTGGATGGAGCTAGCAACACGTCCATGACAGACATGCTAAGACAACCGATGTTTCTCGTGAACTGGAGGTAAGGGCTGTCACTAACGTAAGGGCAGTCGAACTCAAAAACGTTACCATCCTTGAGGTCCCAAATGGCACTATAGCCACTGGTGTCGAGCTCAGTCCCAGCTACGGGAACGCCACCTATGCCAACGGGAACATTGCCAGTTAAATAACTCTCCGTATTGATGTTAAAGCGTGACCCTGGAATAAAAGTCACGAGTACCCTACCAGCGTGAAACTTGGTCTTGGCGAAAGTGACGCGGAACCGAAAACCGCCTCGCCAGTACCTGCAGAACTGAGCCAGCCAGAACACGTTGCTGGGATAAAACCCTACGTTAGTACCAGTGGCATACAAAGTGGGCATGATGTTGCACTCTGGGTTGGTGTTGGTGCTACCTCTAAACCAGAAGCTCTGAGGTGAGACATTCGTCGCATAAAGAGTAGATCTAAAAGGATCCGAAGTCTTAAGCAAGCCAGTCTTAATGCAGGAATAGATGCCCTTGATGTAATCTATGGACATCTCATCGACATCAGTCCCCGCAAAAGTAGGGGTGACCGATAAGTGGTTCCCCGCAAAAGGGCCAACCATTTGAGCTGAGGTAGGCATGTCTACATTCTGCTCTAAAGCTCCGTCTATGGCATTCATGCGCACGACGGGCTCCTGTACAAGAGGCCTCGAGTAGCCAAAATAGCGTGCAACACCAGCTGCAACTCCCAGTAACCAAGCAGGAGGACCCGCAAGAGAAGAAAGTGAGGGAATACCTTTCGCAATCCACGACATAGTTCTGGAGGCAGAGTAAAGTCCGGAAGAGAGGGGCATGGAGTCATTCTCAAACTCTTTCTCGAAGACCCTACCCGCCTGTAGGTTAATGAGCGACGTGTTGGCAGGGGTAGCTCCAATGAGTTCGAGTTCCTCGAGATGAGCATACACCACGCAGGTCGGCAATATGGCTGTTGGCGCAGCAAAAGAAGCTACGAGACCAACGACATGCCACCAACCATAGGTGTATGTAGTGCTTGAGAGGTCCATGTACTCCAACCAAGACATCCAGGGAATGTGGAGCTCAGCAGCCGTCGAAGTAGAAATGTCAAGACGCGCATGTGGCAGTTGCGTGGACATGTAAAAGGTCTCTCCGCGCCTTTGCTGGAGAGCACCCTGTGATGCGTACTGCCAGTTGAGACACAGGACACCCTGGTTAAAAGGAGTTGTATTAACCTGCAAACGGAGCACAATCTTGAAACGCACACCCAACACATTCGTGAGCCTAACAAGCCCCTCAGGAAACCACGTCTGAAAGATGAGAGGTCCCGTCACAACGTCAAGGTCACCAACACCGTTGAGGGTGGGGTAAGGAAACCTACTTATAACACGCGGCCTGCGAAAGTATTCCTTAAGGTCAGCAAAGGACGTCGGCGTGACATTGTACGGAGAAGGTTTGTAATACTTGGAAAGTGCGGATTCCGCTTCACACGCTTCCTGAACGAAAGAGGTGACACCAGTTGACTCTGGAGCACCATTGATGGCCAAAGAGGAGATGGTATTACACACCTCCTCGCCATCTCTTAAAGTCTCGACATTAGCCGTATCCATATTAGTGGTAGCGAGAGAAAATACGAGCTGCTTGACTCTCATGATGCAGCAAGGGCGACCGCTCTCTGGACGAGCGGTCCTGAGTAGTAAGGTTAGAAGAACCACGCAGCAAGAAAGCTATCCTGTCCACTCACAAGGTTGCAGTAGGCGCCAGAATTTGGACCCCTCATGAGTGCGTATTTACAGCTAACTAGTACCAATTGTCCGTACGACTTCGCACGACCTTCAGGTACGTCTCTTGATCAGGCGAAGCGCGAGTGCTACCAGCGCGCTCCTCCAGTACTTCTATTATTGTGGGCGCGTACTTGTCCCAAAGCTCCTCCGGATGAAGAGCAAGCTCCTCGAGAGCATTCTCCAGCACGTCAATGAGAATCTTCTTCTCAAGCTTCCTGTTCTTACTCCAGTAATGCGTGTAAAGGAAACTGTCAAGCTCAAGGGGGCATAGCCAACCCTTATCAGAATCGACGAAACTCCTCTTGAGGAAACCAACCTTATCAAGAGTGGTGGTAGTGATGAACTCATCGGTCTTGTTGCCAGGAGTGTACTTGACATCAAACAATTCCTCCATCTCCTGAGCCACAGTGGACTGGTTGAAAAGGGGCGCAACCTTCTCCGAAACGTTGACCACATTGTCATCGCCATAGGTAATGGCCGAGACCTCGTCCCAAAAGCCAGAAACGTCACCAGTCAAGGTGATGTAACACGACACGAGGAGAACCAGTGAGTAGATGGAATTCATGATAGTGGTGAAGGGGTGCCCACTGGGCATGCTCTTATGCCACTGGTAAATGTGAGTCTGGTCGGTGCCAGGCCCGCCAAGGTGGCGTGAGTGGCAAAGGTCCAACCAAAGGACCTTACGCGCCATGCGCTGTTCACTAGTACCTCCGTACCAGTTGTCAATGATCTCAAAGATCAGGTCGTAAATGACAACCTGCTGTGAAGAGTCAAAGGCCTTGAAGTCACCGTCAAAAACGAGCTTGCCCTTACGCCTCAAAGCCTCAGCCAACTTGGGCCAATCCTTTGTTGCGCTGAGGCCGGGGGCCATGCCCGAGTCAATGAACTTAGTCATGACCGCTGAACCAAAGGCGCCAAACTTCATGCGCCAGCTGATGAGGTAGTCAAGAGGAGCAGCCGAGATGAGGCGCGTGGCAACAGCCTCAACTTTAGCAGGAGAACGCAACTCATCCTTCAAATTGTCCACGAAGATGTGCGCTAGTCGCACTCCCTTCGCGGCCATGTCGTTATTGTAGAGCACCCTCTCCTTGAGTGCTACAGCCATTTCTCCAGTAAGATCGTACTTCTCACCATCACCGAAGAACTCTTTCTTACCGTTACGAACGTCAAAAATGTAAGGAAATCCCGCGGAAGTGCCGCGGGGGATGGACCTGAACTTTCTCTCCGTAATGCCAAGCACGGCTTCTTCAAAAGTGAAGTCACTCTTGTCACTGTGGCGGATGGCCGCCATGACTGGACTCATGGCTACGTGCACGGCTTGGCGAAGCCAATCGTGCTCGTAGAGATGGACAGGTGAGGAGTATGGTTTGAGGGCGTTGAACATGGGATAGACCAACTTCCCATTCCTGTAAACAGGACTCAGGGGCGCCGGCATGCACTCGTAGGGCCCGAGATTTCCGTACAGCTCAGCCGTGACGTAATAGCTCGTTTTTGGGCACAAATGCGCCGCCTTGTCGATCTTACCAATCGGCACAAAGGAGCCGCACTCATTCATGAACATCGTGTTACCGCTCTGAAAGCCGATGCCACGAGTAGCCAAATCAGGCACCATCTCATCATGAACAATGCGAAGCTTAGCAGAAGCCTCCGCAACCATTTCCTGGGTTACGATGTTGCTGAACCCGTAAGAGTTACCCCTATCACCGGCTACGTGCAAGCCAATGATAGACCTGCCCGCATAAGACCTCCCATTGAGCATGGACAGGGGCGCGCCACAATCCCCAACATCCGTTGGTGCAATGTATCGGAAAACTCTCTGAATTCTGAGCCCACTGGCATTGATCTCATTGTGGTAGATGATGACGCTGAAAGTGTGGGTCTGCCTCTGGGGATTCTCAAGCATCTGACCCTTCTTATCAATGTTGCAGACGTCGAGCCTGGCAGAAGTATTGCCAAGCATCTTGATGTCCTTCTCAGTTATGAAGGCAGCACTGATGTTGCGGTGGCTGCGGATGTTGCTAAAATTGACGAAGCAAACGTCTCTGTCCAAGCTGATCTCCTTCTTAAGGCGCTTGAAGGCGCCATAAGTCATACTGAAACTGAGCTGTGTGTTTCCGGCATGACGAAGGTGTATGGTGGACTCATCGTCGAGCACTTGGTTGTTCTCGTGCGTCCTGAGAATGGCGTTAAAATGGGCAGGCATGACGGCCAAAACGTCCTCAATGAAGAGAACCTGACCAAGTATGATGTTGACGCCTGACTTGTTCGAAGCGTAGCACTTGTACGTGTTGTTGTACGTGTTGTCAACTATCTGATCATCACAAGCTTGCACTTCCGCAGAAGGAATCTCGACCGACTCTTTGGGCTTCTTCAAAATTTTCACCCTCCTCGATGTGACGGGCCTGTTGCTCTGAGTCTCGGCCTTGGGGCCTCCGAAGAAGGAAGAAATGAACTGCCAAAGAAGACTCAGGGCAGACTTAAGCACGTAGACTCCGACCATGACGGTGCCTGCCACAAAGATCCCAGCTAGGACCTTCTTGACAAGCGACGCCCTGGTGTAGAACTCGCGCACGTGATGGTACGTGTCCGTGTAGTTGGGAAGAACAAGGTATGGATTTTCCCTCCGCTCGCGGTCCTCACGGATGGCGCGCATGAGATCCTCATTTGTCATGCCACGCGCTTCCGCCATGGCAGGGATTGGTGAGAACCTGCCAAAGGCAGGCACAGCGTGGACCCTGCCAGCCTGCGCCACCACCTCAGGGGAGGCGTAGCCCTTGATGAAACTGTCGAGGTTAGACTCAGCGACAGTGTGCGCCGCAAGGCGCTGCCTCATGTCTGCAGCAACCTGCAAGACAGCCTCACCGAGAGGCTTCCAGTCCCCACCGGTGACGCCCGTGCCGAAATCATGAGTGGCGACTTCCCAGATGTGCCAAGGGAAACGATGAAAAGGCAGAGGGTCATCGGCGCAACGTGCAACCTCAGCCTCGTAGGCGCGGTAGTTAAGCATGCCTTCTGAGGCATACTCTTCCTTGACCCTAATGGCCAAAGGGAAGTTCATCCGCCGCAAGACAGCTCCTGGCTCCTGAATGACGTTAAGCGCCTCTGACAAAATGCACCTGAGGTTTGTGGTGCCGTAAATGAACTTGGACCCAAAGTAGATCCTACCCTTAGAGGGCAAGTCCGCAAAATTCAAAGGAAAAGCCCAACTCGAGACCATCCTAATGATGGACATGCACTCATTCTCCTTGTCAGTAGGATCAACTCTCTGCTGAAAAGCATCATCCATCACGAGCACCTTCTGACCAACGTATCCATTCCAGAACTCACTGGTGCCCTTCTGCCAAATCTCCTTCTTAATGTCCGAAGGAGGGCTCGTGGCAGGCATGAGCCCACTCTCGAGCATGACAGCGGCAGCAAACTGTGTGGCAATTAAGGTCTTGCCCACACCAGGCTGGCCATACAACATGACCATGGATGGTTCGACGCGAAAATTGTTACGCGCCGCGATGGAGCCCTGGTAAGGCATCATAGCAAGGACGGCTGACTGATGGATGCTATCAACATAGCGCCCAAGATGCGTCTTCGCATAGATTTCCTTGAACTCAGAGCCCTTGATGATAAGCTGGATGAGCCTGTCGATGTGCCCCGCAGACAGGCCTTCGCCCGCCTGCAACAAATCATCCTGTAGAAACTTGTTGACCTCAGTCGCCCAATCACGCATCTCCTTGTGTTTCTGACGCACCAGGGACACACGCTTGTCGCTGAAAAAAGAAATGAGCCAGTTAACGCCAGACTCGAGGCTGAGCAAGAACCAATCCAGGAAGCTCTCCCAGCCACCAGTGTGCCTATCAAAGTTGGACATGCGTTTGCCAAGCTCACCGAGCATGTCCTTGGCTGGAGAGCCAAAAACGCTCATGGTCATCGCTATGGCAAGGAGCTTAGGGGCTCCTGAAAGGAAATCGTCAACGAAACCACCTTGGACTCGAATTCCTGGTGCCGTTCGCGGGCGCACACCTCCTTCGGGAAAGAATTTAGAGATGTGCGACCACATTTGCGGCCCCAAAATTGTAGAAACGGCCGTGGTGAGAAGAAGAAGTGACGCAATGGGAGAATCGCGAAACCTGTACATGCCATAAAAGGCTATCATAACGATGGGAACCTTCCACATGAACTCGCCGAGCTTCGCCTTGAACGAATCAGCATACTCCCTGAGCTGGGCTACTAGCGTCGTGATTGAATCTGACGCCTCATTCGCCTTAGCAAAGAAAGACCTGAGGGCGTAGCTCGTGACAAGAGTCGCCGTTACGCTGGCCGCAGCAACGGCCGTCATGACCCTCCCTGACTGAAGCGCAGGGTTGCGCTTATCGCGCTGAGACTTGACGTCGGCTGCGCGCTCCGCCTTGGGAACAGACTTGCGCCTGACCTCAGCGTCGTGCTTGGCCTGCGATGCGCGGATCTTGTCGCGCTCGGCCTTGGACAGCCTGGGCTCCTTGACCTTCTTGCCGCCCTGAAACATGACCTTCACCCGTGGGACTGCGCGGAAGAGCTTCTGCGCTGCCTCCAGGATCTGGAAGTGCCTGTACCGCTCGCTGTTCTTGCGCTTGCGGTGAAACTTGCGCACGAGCTTTCGCGTTACGTCCTCAATGGTACGTTCGCGTTTTTGGGGTGGCGGGCTAGCCGCCGGGGTGGGGTAGATGGGGATGACCCAAGGAGCGAACTCCTCGAGAATGACAGGGGGGAAGTCGACTGCCTTTAAGGCAGCAACCATGGCGGTAGACACCGCCGTGGGTGAGAGGGCGTGCAGCCCCTCTACGCGGAGCCACAGCTTGCCAAGGTACCGTGCAGCGATAAACACGTGGGCCGGCCCGTGAAGGACGGTCAACGCGTTGAGGCTGCGACGCACCCTCTCCTGGGAATCCTTGCCCAAGCTTGAATAAGCGAAGGCGAAGCAAGCTGTGAACCTGCCGGCGAGCACAGCGAAACCATCGGACTCTGCGATTGCGATCTGGTCGATCGACTCCCTGATTTTCTCGTAATTCGTATTCATCATGAGGGTTTTCTTGAACCAGTTAACGTCGTATGTTCTGTATGACGGGCGAAGTACGCCACCCTCCCTTTAAGCTAGGCAAGCAACGCGTGTCATTGTATGCTAAAAGCAGTGACATGTGCACGACGCTACCTCCACACCTTAAGCGTGCGCAATCAAGCATCAACTAACCAGGCAATACTAAACCATTGGCGCAGCAAAACCGGCAAGCGATCCCATAATCGCACAACGTACACGGGGGCCTGAACTAAGTCAGCCGTGGACGCAGCTGCCTTGCGGGACATCTGTATGTGTGACACGCGACCCCATTCGCAGTGGCATCACTCAGAGAGGTCTCCGGGGTGCGCACCCATGTGGCCTCGGAAACAACGCGCCCGACCAGAAGCGCGCTGTGGACACCTTGGAAGGGAGAACAACCAAGGACCGCTCCTGTACCCTCACAGGCCTACAATGTAAAGCATTCAACCTTAGAAAGCCGACACATAGATCCGCCTCGTAGCCGAGATGTTTGCTCTTTTCAACGGCAACACTAATTTTTAGACACACACGCAGTACACGTTCTAAAAACTAACATCGAACCATAGGTGAAAAGTGGTTCGGTAAAAATAGGCAAGGGGGGAAGCTAAAAGCATGGAAGTGGCTTAACGTCCCACAACGACGGAGCGTTTTTTGGATATACAGCACAAACCGTACGTACGTCGTCAGAGTAACGCACGAAAACTCAGGCATATTTATTTTTGTCG